AATTGCCTAATAATCCCCTATGATTACCTATAAAATCCTATTTCTAGGTACCTTGAAGGCAAATATAAATCCCTAAGAGATCCCCATTGCCCCACAAATCCTAAAATCAGTAAAAGGCAACATCCTACGAACAACCGTACACTGCCTTTTTAACACGTAGCCTATTTTATCAACTATTATATATATACTAATATAAAAGGTAAATTAGGCAAATGGCAAATAAGGGACCATTAATCGACTACTGTACTAAAGCTATAGTACACTCCTACATACGTTTGTAGCTATATGACTATCTGTATTATAATTGCCTTTTACCTTCACTTACTTTACCTTATATATGTATATAATAAGCGGCCATTAATGGTACTGGGATTATGAGGATTTTATGGAGATTAGGGGCCTTTTTATTGCCTTTTTGTGATTACCTTAAAATGAGCCAAGTAGCTCTAGAGTATAGTAGCTATATAGTAGTGTGGTATGTTTTTGTATAGTGATAGGTAAATATTGCCTTGAGGTACCTCAAATTTTCGAAACCCCCGGGGATACCTTGTATATATATATATCTTAGATATGTATTATATGATATGAGTATTAATAGTAATGATGATATATGGTATTAGTGTATTATATGAGGTATAGGATATGATTATATTGATTAGGTATATAGGTATTATGTATACCTTTAGTGTATAGGTTCTTTATTATTTCTCTTTTTGTTTTTGTTTGGGGGAGGGGGGTATTGGTTATAGGTACCTTTGTATTAGGATCATTAAGGTGGTATATATTATTAGGATTAGGATTTGTGATATTATGTACCTTATTTTGTTTGTTGGGTGGGATTGGTAGGTGTTCTCATTGTGTATGAGGATTAGGATGGTGATTAGGGATAGGATTACCTTTAGGTATGTGATATTCATGGTAGTGGGATTATATCGATTATGGTTATATCACTTAGATTTATTTGTAATATCTCTCTTAACCTTAGCCTTATGAATTCTGAGTGAAGGTGATTGTTGTTTATCCTTTGGTTGGGGTACCTTAGATATGGCCTTAGTTCCTCAGTTCTGTATGGGATTACCATTTCCTCTGTGAAACCCTCTGTGTATTCTTTAGTGTGTCCTGGTACCTCGAAAGATACCAGGAATTTCCCTTTTGTTAGCATGGTTTTATTTCATTGGTTAGGATTCTTATATCGGTATACTGATTCATGTATTCCCTTTCTGAGGATATGTCTAAGCATTTACATGCTATGTAGTGACCGTACATTGATATACCCGATTTATAGCCCTGGTCTTCGTTTAGGAAGTAGGCTAATCCTTTCCTTTCGATTTCAATTACGGGGTATGGAGGTTCTCCATTGGTTGCTTCCTTATCGAAAGTAGCAAAGTCATAAGTATCCGTATTATCAGTCATGGTAGCAAATATTTCTATTAGCCAGGTAAAATCCTCTAGAGGTACTTTGTCTAGCCATTCCCATCCGATTGGGTAATCATTTACTGTTAGTTTCATAGGTTAATTGAGTTGAGGGTTAAAAGCGGATTGGGTTGGTTTAATATTTCTGAGTAGAACACAAGTTAGATTATGATTTTGATCGAGAACTCCCACTATTACGTAGAAGTATAGAGGATCCTTTGGTATATCAAATATGAATGCTGATACCATTCTACCTTGTAATTCTATTCGTTCGATATGGGTATTTTCTAGTTTCCCATTTAGTAGTACATGAGATAAATATTCTTTGATAGCTTGGGATTCTCTTTCTGGTTTGAAATCCCAGGTATTTAGCATATCGTTAAACCATTCAGGATTATCGCAGAGTTTTATTAATTGGTTTTTGATGTATTCAGTCATTTTCCGTAATGTTTTAGTTCTTTGTTATATTCGGGGTATTTATTCTCGTAGTAGTCATAAAGATAAGTGTATTCGTCATCTCCAGACCAGCAATCTATGAAGTATTCATATTGATCCTCTGTTGCTTGTGATGGGTGTATATGCAAAGTGTATTTGCAGTAATGTTCCCATACCGTTTTTGGTTGAAAGTTATTCTTGGTAGGGAAAAGCATGATAGCTACCATGGTAGCTATCAAGGCAATTAGTATTAATTTGATTCTAGTCATGATTTTATGGGTTTAGCGATTATGGATATGAATCCTTGTGGATATAGGGTATAAAATAATTGGTAGTTCCCTGTGGGCAAGAAGACTTGCATTATGTTTGCAAGTAATGGGTAGATTTTCCATTGGTTTTCCTCTAGAAAGTTATTCCAGTCATCGGATTCTTCTGGATAATTACCCGATAGTTGGATATGGTACTGTTCCTGGTCAGCAATAAATAGGTTAGTTACTACCTGTATTTCATCTGATTCCTTTTTGTATTGGGTGATTGGATACCAGATGCCTTCGGTTTTCCATTTATTAAGTTGGAACAGAGACATGCCCTGTTCCAGTACGTTGAGTAATTTATATAAGTTTACCATAGTGATTATTTATTTAGTTGGTTAAATAATTCTGATACTGCAAGTTGTTGAAAGATTTCTGTTTCCCTGTGGTCTGATTCCCATTTTTCGATAGCATTATAAATGCTGGTATATTGGGATATCATGTCCTCATCTTGTTCATCGTCTTGGATAAATTCCCGGAGATGTTTTTTGAGTCCGGTTATGATATAATCCTGATGTTCTGGGGTTAATTGAAGGATTCCGAATAAGATAGCCTCTACCTGTGCGGGTGAATAATCATAATATTGGTCGTCGGCACCCTTTGTTAAGTCCATGTGAGAAATAATGTTTTCCCGGAGATTTTCGAAGAGAACTTCCTCTGAAGCATATGTGATGATATATCCTGAGATATAATCAGCAAAAGGTTCATCCTCTAAGTCGATTGAGTAAACCTGGATATTGGTATCTTCCTTGTTAATGAGAAGACCATCTGAGTAATCATAAGTATAAATGGGATGAGAAGCAAGCAGTTCCCGGATGGCCTCTAAATTTTTTAATTCTTTCATAACGTCTATATTTAAAATTATTTGAGAAATATTTCTCACTGCAAATATACAAAATTATTTCTAAACTTGTTTTTATAACTACTTTTATTTTTATAAATAGGGAGGTTCTGGGAGGTGTTTTAGGTGCCTCCCAGAGTGTTTTGTTAATATTGCCCTGTCATAGTAATGATAATGAAAAGGGATTCATCATTGAAATGTACCTGGATAGTATCTCCATATGAGTTTGACATGTAATGATGATTAGGGTTAAGTTCTTTTAATGGGTGATGTTCATCCCAATGAGAATTAATGAATTCTATCACGTATTGTTCAAAGGCATCGGATTCTCTGCAGTAGGTTTCTGCCTTTTCGTCATCGTCTATAGGATAATCCCGGAATTGGAGATTAAGAGTTCCCATATAGGATTCATCCGGATTTGAGATTTCGTTAACTGATTGAGCAGTGTAACCAAAAGCATCAAGAGTTCCATCAAAGTAACTCATAATGTGATTTGAGATTTCGTTAATAGTTGTCATAAGAAATAAGTTTTGTGACCCTGTTCGAGGTCGGTTAATAATTATATTTATTTTTCTCTTATGCAAATATAGAAATAATATTTTAAATATGCAATAATTAAGGGAGCCCAGATGTTAGTGTTTCTGAACTCCCTGAGGTATATTAACTGGTTAGGGATTATTATAATTCATCGGCCAGTATTGGTTCCTTGGGCTTATTTAATTTCTCCTTAGAACGTCTTGTAGCCCAATTCTCGTAGGGTTTGTAACTGAAGGTACGTGTGGTTTCATCGTATGCAGCATATACCATTTGTTTACGGGATATTCTCCTTCCGTAAGTTTTCTTAAGATTAGCAAACCAATCTAGATACTCCTGTAAAGAGTTAAAGATTTCTTTGTTCCCGTCTAAATCATTTTTAGGACGGGTTTTCCATGTTGCTTCTATATAGCATTGATGTAGGGTGATTGAAATAAAGTATCGGCACCAACTACCACCAAAGATAGTGCCCGTGGAGAATTCTATCTCCCGAGCAACTAATGGACTAACGTTATACTTTGTCATGCGATTGAGAAATTAAGTTGGAAAATCCAGTTGTTTCTATCGAGTTGATTGAATGATATGAACCTCCCATCATTATCGGTAAATTCATTCATGAATTGAACTGCAGCAGATGCTAATTGCCCCTTATAGAGATTAGTATTGGCAGTTACCATGGATTCGAAAATGAAAGAATAATAGGTGGTATCATAGATTTGTACCTGATTAATATCCAAGCAATTGAGTTTGTAATCATCCTCTAGTTTGATTAAGAGTCCCATTAGGAAATTAAGAAGATTACCCTGTTCATCAGAGTCAAGTTCAAATGTAGATTTCTTTTCTAAGAAATTGCGAACTACCTTAGTTAGTTCGTCTGCTTGATTGTAAGTTACTGAGTTCGTTTTCATATTTTTGTCTATTTTTAAAATGATATGCAAATATAAGCATTTTTATTTTTATAGAAAAATATATCTATTTTATTTTTAAGGAGGCTGAGGATGTGTATACACTAAGAAAGGCAGTGGATTAGACTGCCTTTCAATTATTAAGGTAATTGGGGAGTTAGCAAATATAGAGCCTCTCTTATAATTGAACTCTCCATAGGTTCTAAAGAGGGTTCCTTATACATTAGCCCACCTTTCTTCTTTTCGTTTTCAAATACTTCATATATGGCTTGCTTTAGTTTAGTAGCTAATATCTCTGATAACTCCTGAGATTTAAGAGAGGTAAGTAACCCATTCCGTATTTCCCTAATATCCTGGTCATTTTCAGTGATGGGTTTTACTTCTACCAATTCTTGTATACCTGAGGAATACTTATTAAACTCTTCATACCCTAAATGTTGTAGGTCATTAATGAAGATACTAAATTCATCATAGGTAAGTCTAGTATCAAAACCTACTCCATGATATAGTTGTACTAAAGGGACAAGGATTCTTCTTAGTGTATTGAAATCCTTTAGATGGTCTAATTTTATTCCTGATTCGAGAGGTATTTTATATACCTTTTCACCCTTCAATACTACTAACAGAACCATTAGTCTTGGTGGTAGTCTTTTCTCGTTCATAAGCAAGTTTTTGTATTATAAGTTGTACATAGGTATTCCTTTCCTTATAGATGAACATTACCGAGAGAAGTATCTCATGTTTCGGTAATATCATCTGTATGAAATTGCCTGGAGCAATCACTGTAGCTACTACTGGAGAATCTTCCTGAGAGAAATTCTCCAGTATCATTTCTGCCCTCTTAATTGGTTCTGGCTTTGTTGGGTCCAAAGTTAGGACTGGAGCAGTTATACATTCCTTGATGCCCTGTGTTAAGGCATTATATAACCATTCATCTTTTATATCCTC